ATAATGAACTCGAAAGATAAAGCAATTAAAAAATACCAAAAAAGATTCCATAAATTTATGGCTAAGTTTCAAAAAGATTTAGAGACAGACAAGGCTTTAAAATCTGAGGTAAAACAATGGAATGTTTTTGCTGGTATGTGTGTAATGATGCAAAGAGAAATATCAGGCTATTTAAGGAGTTGTAAAAAAAATGTTAATTGAAACATATAAAGGTTTTGAAATTTGCCAAATGTGGAAAAAAGAAACTCCATATTATATTGTATGCAAAGAGTTAAAAGAAGACCCATTTTGGGAGATAGGCTCTACTGAATATGATACAATTTCAAAAGCTAAAAAAGAAATAGATCAAGGAGTATATAATTAATGAGTGCTGGCTTTGGTGTAGGAATGTTCTTTTATTCTATGGGTTGCCTTTTTATTGGCGCATTTATAGCTTACAAAATAATAAATAGAAAGACAGACGAGGAAAAAGAGAACGAGAAATATTTAAAAGAACTAGAGGATAAACTTTGAAAGGAGGTACATATCAAATGAATAAAATAGTTTTAATTATTTTATTAGCTTTGACAATGACCGCATGCGCTAACAAGAAGATAATGGTTGGCAAAAAGTGTGCAATAGATGATGATGTAGCTGGTTATGAGAACACAAAAACAATTACCTCATCATGGATTTGGTTTGTTGAAAAAGATACAGATTGGTCTGGTGAAATCAATAAAGAAAATTGTATTGATTAAATGGCTGAGTTAAAAATTAAGACCCTGTGCTATTGGATTTTGGCTCGGGGTCTTTTATATCATCAACTAATGCTGCGTCTAAGTCAACGAGATCAGGAGTATCTGTCCAAGATACAGAAATTTTCTGATCTATATTCTGTTTTATTGGCTTGTTATCAGAATAAAGATCGGTTAGCTTCCCGGCTAGGTATTGAATAAACTTTGTTTTTTCTCTGATCCATAGTATTTGATTTGGATTTTCAACCTCTTGATATTGGAATATTTGTAACAGTTTATCTATTAATGTTTGAATACCAATCTTACGAGCTTCAACTATCTTATCGTTGAGGTCCTTGTTTTTCTTTAAGATGCTGTAAAACTTTTGTAAGCTCATCGGTGAGACAGGAAGGTTTTTGTCTTGCACTATTTCTGTAAGGGTCTTTCCGTCTACTAAGTTGCTTATAATAATATCTTGATTTTTTATTAGTTCCAATTCTAGGTTTGACTTTGTTGTTGTAGTAGTCTCTAATTTCTTGGATTGATTTGTCTCTAAACTGTCTGAGCTTTGAGAGTTGTTTGATTCTTGTTTCATCTGTATAGTTTGGTTGATTGAAACCTTTTATATTATTTCCGCCATGAAACCTACATAAATATTTTCCATTGGCTGTTAAATATCCTTTTGCTAAACAAGGTCTTTTACTTCTTCTTGTCAGACCTTGACAGAAAACTTTTCGTTGCTTGAACCCTGCCATATTCTTTCTTATTCTTTGCTACCTTATTCTTATAAAAATAATTAGTTTTCTTAC